CGCCGCAGACGTGCCGTTTAATCCTGAAGTTGAAGTAGACAGGAAGAATCGGCGCTGTCATCACCATCAGTTCATCACGCTTGAAGAACTTCCCGCATCTGTCGCGCTTGTAGACCCTCATTAGCCTACCGCCTTCCTGATTCCCTCCGCTACCTTGTCCAGCTCGGTGAGGCGGCGGCTGACGGTGGCGTACAGCCCCCAGCCGCCCGCGCGCGTGGTCTCGACCTGGTACTCGCCGTCCTTGTCCAGCTCCTCCAGCTGGGTGCACCTGTGCTCCATGGCTTGCTCCTTTCGGCAACGGCCCGCCCGCCGGTAGAACTGCTACGAGCGGGGTGGGGTCGTGGCGTATGCTTCCTTTTCTTTTTCTATTTCTGTTCTCTTCTATTCAAATTGTTACGATAGGGGGCTATATTAACGAGCCGACCTGGGGTTTTATGAGTTATCCACATTCTTCTTTCCCCAGCGCTTCTCCATACCTTTCTTGCCCATCTGAGACCACTTGCGCGAGTTGTCGATGTTCGGGCGGATAAGCTCGAAGGCGAAATCAAGCGGGTACTCGAAGAAGGGCTCGTTCCCGTATGCCCCATAGCGGATCACGCCGATTGCGAACTCTGCCTGCTTGTCTGATGGCAGCATCTCCATTGCCTTTGTGTAGCTCGCGAACCAGGTGAAGTTCCTCGGCTCCAGGCACGGCGGCGTTTCCTCGAACTCCTCCATTTCCGCCACCTGCTAGAACGGGATGTCGTCGTCGTAGATGGAGGCGGCAACGGGCTGCGGCATGCCGCCGAGCTGCTGCTGCATAGGCTGCACAGGCTGCATCGGCTGTGCGGGTGCCGCCGCCGCGTACACGGGCTCGCTGCCGAGCTGTCCCTGCTGGCGGCTCATGAACTCGATCTCGTCAACAATGACTTCGATCTTGCTACGCTTCTGGCCGTCGCGTTCCCACTGGCTCCAACGAAGCTTTCCTTCGATGGCCACCTTGCTGCCCTTGGAAAGGAAGCGGGAAACGCTCTGTGCGCGAGCGCCAAACATGGTGCAATCGATGAAGTTCGGGTAATCCTCCCATTCGCCCGTCTGCTGGTTCTTGTGGCGGTCGTTCACCGCCACGCCGAAGCCCAGGATCGCCATGCCGCCAGCCGTTTGGCGCAGCTCCGCGTCGCGGGTCAGGTTCCCGCTGATTGCAACTCGGTTGATGCTCATTTCTTCTCCTTACTGGTCGGATTCTTCGGTGTCGGTTCGGCGCAGGTACACACGGCCCTGCGACGTGAACGCCTTGACGTTGCCTGCCCTCTCGGCGCGGCTGCGCATCGCGGCGAACACCGTGTTCATGCTCTTGCCGTCCATGCACACCTCTGCGCACGCCGCACCGCTCTCGATGAACTCGCTGAAGGCCTGCTCGTACTCGGGCTTGCGGTTTCGGTAGCCGCCGCCGCGGCGCACCTTCGGCATGCTGCAGGGCTTGATCTCTACTCCCATACGTGCTCGACCTCCCCGCTTGCCTGCTGGAAGCGGTCAAGGCGGCGCTTGAACTCGTCGGCGCAGGCGGTCAGCTGGTCGGTGGTCATCTGGAGGTAGTCGCAGCCATGGGCCTGGCGTGCGTAGGCGTGGAAGCCCTTGAGGTCGAAGCCCGCCTGCTTGCCCTCGATGAACATCCCGCGCAGGCGCTCTTCGGCGGCTCTGCGCTCTTCCTCGCCGCTTGGGAACTCCACGGATTCGGCGATCTGCCCCAAACGCTGCTCGGTTGGGGTTTCGCTCGGCTGCTCGGGCTCTGGCGGCTCGTAGGCCGCCTCGGGCTGCTGCTGCGGCTGCTGCGGGCGCGCGGTGCCCATGTGCGCCTGGTCCATCTCGGCGCTGTCGTACAGGCCGCCGAACTCCTCTGGCATCGCCTCGCGCAGGGCGTGCACCAGGGCGACCTTGCGTATCATCGTGCCAGGCATCTTCGCCCATCCGCTCTTGCCAGTGCTGTACTCCGCAAGGCTTACGGTGTCCTTGATGGGCACCTGGTACCCGCGCATGTATACTTCAGCCCATCCGCCTAAAAGCATCTCGCCGATCTGGGGGAAGAGCGCGGAGCCTTCGCGGTCGATGATCTGGCCAGCGGAGTTAAGCACGCTGACACCGGCGCGGAAGCCCTCGCAGTTCTCGTTGCGGGCTGCGCGCTTGGTGAATACGTCCTTGCCCGTGATGATGGTGGCGTTGCTGCCGTACTTCACCAGGTAGGCTTCTCGGATGAAGGGGTTGAGCCTGTGCGCCTTGCAAAGTTGGATGAACTCCCATGCCTCCTTGTCGGTCACCTTTGCGTTGCCCTGCGCGCACACGTCGCGCACGACCTGCGCTGACAGCTCGATCTCCTGCCCGCCGTCCGTCTCGTATTTGGCGATTTCCTCTGTCATTACTGCTCTTCTCCTTCCAACAGCGCCGTTGCGCTCATGCCGTTTACCAGCGGCCTAAGCGCCGCCACCGCTTCCTGCTCCTTAACCGCCGTGCGCACCGCCTTGGGTCGCTGCGGCTCCCAAAGCAGGAAGTCCACGACCTCGCCAGTCTTGCAGTCGATAATGTCGTCCCCGCACTGGGCGAAGCGCTCCTCCCAGCCCTTCACGGGCGTTTCCTCGGTGAGCCCGCACGATGCCAGGTAGTCCAGCGCCTTGGCCTTGCGGAGCGGGTCGATTGCCGCCTTCGGCTTGCTGAACACCACCGAGATGGTGCCCACGTTCTGCCCGTTGGCCTTTACCTGGCGGCGGTCGATGCCGCAGGTGTCGTAGAAGCCAAGAAGCTCGTCCTTTGCCTCGCCTTCAAGCTCCTTCACGCGGTTGTCTATGCGCTTCTTCAGAACGCGCATCAGCGCCAGTTCCTCGTCGGCTGTGATTGGATTAGCCATTTCTTTTTCCCTTCTGACCTGGGTTTTCCCCATCTATTTTTATGTTCATAAAATCTTCACGCGCCCTTTGGAGCCGTTTGCGGGCCGTTGCGTAGCGCCTTTGCACGTTGACAAGGTGCCATTCCTCCAGTTCTTCGAAGAACCGCTGCTCGGCTTCGCGACGCTCCGCTTTTGACATGCTTTTGAGGTTCGGCGGGCGCGGGGTCTTGATTGGCTTGGAGCGCTTGCCCGGCATGACGCCGCCGCGCTGCCCCTTTGCATCTGGGCCAAGCGCCAGATACAGCGCCGTGCACTCGGCTTCGGCCGCCTGCATCTTGTGCCGTACCTTGCACACCTGGCACTCGCCAGTGTCGGCATCAACGCTGGTGCGCCAGCAGCTGCACCCGTTGCACCATTCCAGGTGCCATTCGCATCGGAGGGAAAGGCCCATCGCCTTTGCCTTGTGGTCAACGCTTTTCGCGCTTCTTCCAAGGCGCTCGGCTATCTCGGCCGTTGGCACAGTTCCAGCCCATTCCACAAGCGCCGCAACCTCGTATGGGAGCCATTTGCGGTATCTACGCGTCATACAAGCTCGTTCTCCGGTATCGGCTCAACCTCGAAGCGGATGGAATCGCCCTGCTTGCGCGTTCGGTCGTGCTTCACGACCTGAACCTCGACAACCTGCGAATCGTCCCTGTAGGCAACCCCGTTGAGCGCATCGAGCACGGCCTTCAGCACGTTGTCGATGTCGGGCTTCGTGGTGTCGCGCTCCCTCTCGATGCGCTTCGGGCGGCTCTTCGGCAGCGCCTTGAAGGTGTGGACGACAACGCGCACGGCGCAATCGAAGCATTCCCCCTTGTACGCGTCCCTCACCGCTTGCTCGTCCGCCGCCGTCCTGCTGTCCGTGTAGGTTGCAATGTGCCCGTTGCGAACGGTGGAGCGATGGCGGCGCTTGTTCGGTATGCGGTTCACGGCGTACATCACGCATCTACCTCCCAGCCCATGTCGCGTGCCTGCTGGGCGGTCAGTGCGTGGTCTGCGCGGTACTGCTGCATCGCATCGTTCTGGGCGTTCTGCGCTGCCCCGACGATGCACCCGATGGCCAGCAGCGCAGCCGCCAGAAGCCTTGCCGCGCTCATCGCCCGCCGCCTTCCCACACGTACGGCTCGTAGGCGGAATCAAGCCATTTCGCCATGGCCGAATCGGAAAGGCGCAGGCCGCGCTTGCAGCCCCTGCGAACGATCGCCTTCAGCCTTCCCGCGCGAATCTCGCGGTAAAGCGTCTCGCTCGGGACTCCGTACTGCTTGGCGGCTTCACGCACCGTGTAAAGGTGCGGTGCCTTGAACTCCTTGGTCTCCATCGCTACTCCTCCTGATCGAAGATGTCGCAGATGCGCATCGACACATACACGCGCTCTTCGCATTCGACGAACCAGGTGATAACAAGGTCGTAGTGCATATCGAATTTGCTCATAAGCTGGAGCATGTTGCTGTCGGTGCGCATGCTGCTTGTGAACCATTCGAATGCCTTCGGGATCGTCCAATCGTTCTTGTGGTTGTTCTTGTTCACCGCGCACACGAGGCGCTGCTCCTTGCCCTTGCTGGCCAGGAGCACGGCGATGCCGCGCTCGTCGTGGCGGGGCAGCTCGAACACCTCGTAGCCCAGTTCCTCCATCTTTAAGGTGGCGCCGACCGCCGCCTGCTCGATCTCCTCTGGTGTTGCCACTGTCTTTTCCTTTCGAATGTTAATAAAACTTACAAAGATAGATTAAAAAAATTACAGCGAAGTGCTGTTCTTGACGCACGCAACCATGCGGAACGGGTTGCCCTGAAAATCGATCCGAGAGAGCATGAAACCCTTCTTGAATTCCTCGCTTAAATCGCATTCTGCCAGGCATAACGCTTTGAGCAGAGCGTGTTTGTCGTCTTTCTCCCAGAAGCCTTCAACAAGCTCGGAATCGAGGCTGAACAGGCCGTATTTGCTTCCGTATTTACTCATTCTGGATACCCCTTTCCTTTGGTAGTTGTAGCTATAGGTTATAAACAATGAATTGTAAATAATAAACTTATATCAATATTTTGTTTATTTCCTAAACTTATATATAAAAGAGAAAGCTCACCGAGAAGGGGGCATTGATGGAGAGATCAGCGACTGGGCGAAACATAAAGGCGCTGCGTGAGAATAACGATTTGACGCAAACGGAGTTCGCCGAAAAAGTAGGTGTGACGATTACTACCGTAAGCGGATGGGAAACCAGGAACATACCGCCGCGCCAGAAAATGCTGGCGCACATTGCGGAGCTGTTCGGCGTTTCAGTCGACGATCTCGTGTCAGAGAGCGGCTACCTCGCAAAGCGAAGCGGCATCAGCGCGGCAACCGATCCCGCGCAGGCCAAGCCCGTTCCTGCCGATTCCTTCCTGCATGTCGAGGGCGGGGAAGAGCCGATACCGTGCCCGGCAAAGTACTGCCGTGAGGGCAACTTCTTCGTAACCCAGGAGGACGAGAGCATGAACCTGGCTTTCGCGCCTGGCTCCCACGTGCTCATAGACACGTCACGCGATGTTGCCGACGGTGACTTGGCCCTTGCCGAGGTCGGCGGCGGCAGCCCCATCCTGCGCCGCCTGAAGCTCACGGACGGCCTTGCCATACTTTCCCCAGAGAGCACCAGCGATTCCTTCCACCGCATAGTCGTCGATCAGACCGACCCCAACGCCCCGAGCCTGCGCTTCCTTGGGCGCGCCGTGTACGCCTCCATGGACTTCGGAAGGCGCTAGCCCATGGCCAGGAGAAGCGCATGGGGCAGCATCCAGGCGGCTGGCCCTGGCATCTGGCGCTTGCGCTACCCGCTGCCCAGCGACCCCAGCACAGGCAAGCGCCGCCAGGGGTACGAGACGGTGCACGGAACCAAGAAGGACGCATCGAAGCGCCTGGCGGAGCTGCGCATAGAGCACGATCGGTTCCGCGCAAGCCCTGCCGTCATGACGGTTTCCAGGCTTTGGGGGCAGCATTACAGCAAGCACATCGAGCGTCTTGCTCCTTCCACCGTAGAGGGCTACGAGAGCGCCTACCGCACCGCGATAGAGCCGACCTTCGGGGGGCGCGAGCTGGATTCCATCAGGAAGGCCGAGGTTCAGGAGTGGCTTGACGGCATGACCTACGGCAGCGCGAAGAAGGCGCTCGCCGTGTTCCGCGCCATGTTCTCGTTCGCCGTCGACAACGACATGTGCAACGAGTCACCCTTCACAAAGCGCTATCAGCTGCCGCCCAAGCCGCAGAAGAGCAGCCGCGAGGTGTCCGAATCGGTGCATACGGAAGCGGAGCTCGCCGCCATCCTGGCCGATGCCAGGGGGGAGCGCTGGGAAGCGCCGTTCATACTGTCGGCGTTCGGAGGGCTTCGCCGTGAGGAGGCGTTCGGGGCGCAATGGGGAGACATTGGCTTCCAGGACGGCTACGCCGTCGTGCGCGTGCAGCGCGGGGCGCAGAACGCCAAGGGCGGCGTGCGCATCGTGAAGCTGAAGACCGAGGGGAGCTACCGCGAAGCCGTCATACCGATGCCCTACGCCCAGAGGTTGCGTGAAATAAGCTTCGAGCGGCTGGGGGACACCTGGGTTTGCGAGGGCGACGACTGCGAGCCGCTGAATCCTGATCTTATGAGTGCGGCGTACAAGCGGTGGCACTTCGGCAAGCCGCACCGCTACGTGCCGTGGATGAACCTGCGCAATAGCTACGCCACCATGCTCCACGCCAAGGGGGTCGATCTGGGCACCGTCGCGAAGCTTCTGGGGCATGCAACGCCGACGGTAACCTTCCAGCACTACGACCGCATGAGCGCCGAGCAGCTTGCAAGCGTCGTATCCGTGTTGGGCAATCCGTCGGAATAGCTTACCTATATATATGTAAGTACTTAAACAAGAAAAGGCCGCGGAATGCGGCCTTTCGGTTTCGTGGGGTCAGCCCGCCGCCAATGCAGAAAGTAACGTCAACCAAACGAAAGGGAAAGATGATGGGCGGCGGGCCGTTCCCCAGAAAGGAGGTGCGCGCACGGGCCAAACCGGTTAGGAGGGAGAGGAAACGCATGGTTTCCGAAAGCCCGAACGTGACGCTTTGCATTATGATTTGGGTGTCACAGGGAGCATGTGCAAGGAGTTGTGCAATGCTGCACACCTTGTGCACAACCAAATGAGCCGCCTGCCTTCCTGTTCGTGCGAAAACGCATGTAGCAAGACGGAATATGACGGGCTGAAACACCAGAAGTCGGCTCCTCCTGACTTTTAATCCCAAGGCCGCGGGTTCGATTCCCTCACGGCGCACCACCGAAACAGCAGGTCAGAGCGTGAGAACGCTCTGACCTTTTTCTTTTTGTGCACAAAGTTGTGCAAAGATTCGCGCCAAAAATTGCACAAGACCCTTTTTTAGGCACAAAAGAGGGGCACCCAGCGCAATGCCAGGTGCCCCGTTCTTATGCCCCCGATAGACCAAAGCCCTTGGCTCGATTCCCGCGGGTGCCATAGTCTGCCGCGATTAGACGCGAGCCAGGTAGTCCATGCTGACCCAGCCGCTGGGGATACGCGCCCAGTTGCCGCGCACCTCGCTAACGGTGACGCGGGTTCCGCGCTTCAGGCAGCCATTACCGTAGGCGTGCTGCTTCGCGTTGGCTGTGAGGTTGCGGTACGGAACCTTGGAGTAGCCGGTGCCTGCGCCATAGCGCACGTTGAGCGCTGACGCGGTCACGCGGTACGTGCCCGTGCTAGATGCCGTGGTCGCTGTAGCGTTGCCGCCACCATACGTGGTGTACTGCAAGCAGATCCAGCCGCTTGGGATACGCGCCCAGTTGCCTCGCACCTCCATCACGGTCACTCGGGTTCCCTGCTTCAAGCAGCCGTTCGTGTAGGCGTGCTGCTTCGCGTTGGCCGTCAAGCCGCCATAGGAGACACGGGCGTAGCCGGTCCCAGGGCCCTTGCGCACGCACAGTGCCGATGCGGTGGTGGTGTACACGCCCATGCTATTGGAGCTGGATGCGCTGGCAGTTGGCTGCTGTGCCTCGCCCTGCTCCACGGTGCCGCCAGTCTGGCCAGTGCCCATGTAATCGCGCACAGCGGACTTGAACTGGTTCCAGCTCTTGCCGTAGCTCGCGAAGTAGCTCAGCGGATCCTGATGGTCGGTGCCGCCGAACATGAGGCGAGCGTCGTTGTGGCTGATCATGCGGTCGATGCCCCAGCCGCGGCTATTGAGGTAGTCGCCTGCCCACTTGACGGCCTGCTCCCATTGCTTGTCGAAATCGGCCTTGTTGGTTGCGTGGGCAAGCTCGATGCTCACAACACGCGAGTTTCCGTTGCCGACCGACCAGCTCTTTCGGTTGTCCGCCATCGTGTGGTAGACCACGCTGCCGTCAAGCTCCATGACGTAATGCACGGCATAAGAGTAGCCACGGGAGTACAGGCGATAGTGGTTGTATGCGCTTGCCCCTGGGTTTGCCGTCTCATGAATGACAAGGTACTGAGGCGTGATGCTGCCGTGGCCTTGGTTGCAGATCGTCTCCTTCTGCGTGTAGGCGTAGGCGCTGGCTGGAACCATGAGCGTTGCCGCCAGCATCAGGGCGGAGAGCATCGCGACGACCTGCGCGAACGCGCGCTTCTGCTTCTTATCGCCCTCCATCGCCGCCGCCTTTAGCCGTGGCGCTGATGCCGATGCATGCGCCGATGAAGGTGCCGACGGTGGTGATCACCGTTGCTGCTGCCGCCGCGTCCTGCCACCCGAACGCGCCGCCGATGCCTAGCACCGCGGTCGCCGCCGCGGGGCACACGATCAGGCCGACCCACTTCAGCCCGTCGTACACCTTGTTAGGCATGAGCCATTGGGGCGGCTTCTTGTCTTCTTCTTGTTCCATCAATTCTCCTCTACATGTGTGTTCATGATTTCCTGGTACAGCTTTGTTCCTGTTCCGTTGCCTCCGAGGTCGTGGTAGGCGGCGTACACGCTGGTAGCCTGCTCCTTCACGCAGACGGGGCAAGCGTGCCCAGACACAACGTAGTCGCGGTGGTAGTCGATGAGCTGCTGGCGCAAGAGTGCGCGCATTCCCTGCTCCATCGCCTTGTCGTGCTGGCTGCCTCGCTTGGCGAATCCGCGCACCGCAGCGAGCAGGTAGCCCACGCAGGCGGAGAGAAGCGGAGCAAGTACCCAGCCGACCATTGAAGACACTTCTGGCAAGTCCATCACCTCCCTGCGTTGGAAGCGTCTCTTGACCGTTCGAGTGTGCGGTTCGCGTCACTGGCGGCGCTTTTCGCCTCCAGAAAATCCCAGGCGAGCGAATATGCAGTTGACGTGCTTTTATGCCTGGGATTTTCAGGCGGGAAGGAAGAGGAAATGAACCTGAAAGAAATCGCCTACAGCCACTACCTGCCAGCCAAGCGCAAGCGCCGCCGCGCCAACACGTGCGAAGGCTACGCGAGCGCCCTGCGCCTGCATGTGGTGCCAAGGTTCGGGGACATGGAGATAGCCGACATAACGCATGAGGCGATACAGGAGTGGGTGGACAGCTTTGAGCTGCCAGGCGCTGCCGCGAAGGCGTTCAAGACGTTGCGCCAGGTGATCCGCTGGTCGATCGCCAACCTCGGCATACGCATCTGGGACCCCACGCAAGGGATCGAGTTGCCACGCAAGCCGAAGCCAGAGAAGCACGTGCTCACAGCCGATGAGGTGGCGACCACGCTCCGCGGCTTCTGGGGGCACGAGCTGGAGCCTGCCGTGATCCTCTCGTCGGTGCTCGGATTGAGACCGGGCGAAACCTACGGCATGAAGTGGAGCGACATCGACATGAGGTCAGGTGCCGTGCATGTGCGCCGCACGTTGCAGGAGGTGAGAGGGCTGCTTCACGTGTATCTACCGAAAACTGAGAAGTCGGAACGGACGGTTTACCTACCGCGCTTCGCCCTTGATCGGTTGCGCGCAATTTGGCACGAGCAAAGCAGACCGAAGGAGCGCGTGATCGGCGCGCTCAAGCCATCGCAGGTCGCAAGGCACATCAAGGCATGGTGCAGAAGGCAAGCGCTGCCGTACGTCTCCATGTACCAGCGCCGCCACACGTGGGCGACGATCGCGGTCGAAGCGGGTGCAGGGATCGAAGCTGTGGCGATGATGTTGGGGCACGGCTCAATCAACACAACCGCGCAGTATTACCTTCAGCCGACGCGCAAGATTTGCGCGGGCGTTCAGGCGCTGGTGAGTGAACGGATCGTCGGGGCGTGATTCCGTATCCCAGACGAAAACGTTTTACTTCAACTCGCCATGCATGACGACTCGCGGGAACTCAAAAGCGCCTGTTCAGCTCAATGTCTGCGGAAACTTCTGCGCGCTCTATATCAACGCAATCACCACGCGTACTATAAACGAATTTACCGAGTTGGTTGACTCTGACGGTCTCGCGAAGATCGGCGAATACCTACCTGTAGAGTTCGACAGCGAGCAGCAAAGGAACATCAGAGGCGAGAACAAGCCCGTGGGTTGCCGCCTTTGCGGCGGCTCCGATCCCCATCTATGGATGATCAAAGACACTAATCTTGGAGATGGTTCTGAAATGCGCTTCTCGTTTACGTGGGTGCGCTAAACCGTGTAGACAACCTGCCCCGTGTAACGTGGGGAGGGCAGTCGGGTGTGGCATCAGAAGGTCATGGCGCGTCAGGCTACCACGTATACTGCCGAGAAGTAAATGTTGTGCAATGACTTGCCCATAGCGTTTACCTGTATAACGCCGTCATTGCCTATGCGCATGATGGTGGGATAGAAATCAGATGCCGAGGTCGATGCTAATGCGTTCTCGTAGATCTCATTCTCGGGCTTCAGCTCGTCTGGAAGAGTATAGATGCTCTTCCATCCACCACCGCTGACTGCGCATGGGAGCCAGTTGGCGTGTACGATGGCCAGCTTGCCTATCATGGTTATCTTCAGGGATTCGCTGTTCAGAAAGCTCGATGGGGATACGGAATCACTGCTTGATATAGAGGACGGTTATTGTCGCTTCCGAGTAGCCCCAGTCGCCCTGGTTTGGGACGAGGTTCATAAAGGCAACCCTTGCGTGGGTATCGTCGATAAAGCAGCATTCCGTAAAGGGGAAACTGCCATTATGATTGCTCGTAAAGCCGACAATACCGAGGGGTTTGTATCCTTCCATCGATATGTCGATAACCTTCTCCAGTGTCCCACCGTAAGGCGTACTCGATTGCGAGACCGTGAAGTTCTTTGAGCATATTGAGGATACGGAATCCCGAAGGGAGGCAAGGCTGGGCAGGCTGCCGAGCAGGACGGTAGGCGTTGCAACCGAAAGGCCGCTCAACGCGATGCGTGCGAACGGGATAACGGCGGACGTGTCGCCAGCAAGTATGCTGCCGACCTTCACTGATGGGTCCGCTGCCGTGCCTGTGGTGGCGGTGCCCTTCACGATTTTGAAGGAAGCGCTCTCGATGCCGTTGGAGTCCTTGTCGTAGTTCAGCGTGATGAGGTCGCGGCGGTTGTAGCCCGTCTGCCCGTTGTCGACCGCAAGGCTCTCGCCGCTGCCCTTCACGCGGATGTGGCGGCCTTCCCACAGGATCTCGCCAGCCGCGATGCTGATGCTGTTGGCGCTCTTCGCCGTGACCTTGCAGCCGCTCATGATGTATGCCCCGCTGCCGAGTGAGTACGCGTTGAATGCGCCAACGTCCTCGCTGTCGACGTGCGGAACGCCAGCCTTGCCAGTAACGAGCTCGATTGCCATGGTGATGTCCTTTCATTCGTTGCGATGATGATGCTTTCAGCGTCACAGGGCGACGTGGCAGCCTAGTAGTCGGTTGCCGATGCCTTGGAATCGCCAGATTCGTACTTGACGGTCTTGAAGCCCAGGCGGTCGAACGATGCTATGACCTTGGATACAGGCTCGCTTGTGCTCACGCCCGTCACGCTGTCGTAGGCGGCAAGCACATCGTCGACATGCAGCTCAACGCCTTTCAGGTCGAGCAGGTCGGCCTTGCGGAAAACCTGATAGCCAGAGAGCTTCTTGATGCCCTTCTGGCGAAGCTCGTCTGCCTCGGCGTTGCTGTAGTCGTAAACATTGGTGCGCTCCAGCGCGCCCTTCAGCGTCTGCGTTGTGCTCACGTTTCCCTTGGCATCGGCGTAAAGGTGGATGACCGTTCGGTTCGACAGCTCGCCCTTGCCAAGGCAAACCAGGTGGTTCACGGGCGTTCCGTAAACCTCGGTGCTGGCCCGTGCGTCCAGGGTGCGCGTTGGGGCACTGGAAACCTCCACGGTGCCGCCAGAGCAGGTGATGACCAGTGTCCGCCCGACCGTTGCGAGCATCGCCCGCAGGCCGCTGTACGCGTCAGTGTAGCGGCTGAAGCGGTAGGAGACCGATGCTCCAGAGGTGTCGGCTGCCCTCATGACGGAATCGAGCCCGATGGCGTTAAGCACCGATGCGATTGCGGCGTTCACAGTTCCCGACACGCTTCGGTAGTCGCTGCCCGCTGGCGGGCATATGACCTTGCCTTCCAGCAGGCCGTGCCACGTTGCGCCCGTGTAGGTCATCTGGTCCGTCTCTGCATCGTGGGCCACGTTGTCCACCATGCCGCCGTACTCGGTCCCGTCGACGTAAACGTAGCCGTGGGCATCGAGCTGCGGCGCCTCCTTGGGCATGACGACTTGGAAGTCGTTCTCATCGGAGCCGAAGGCGAACTCCATGGATACGGGGCGCAGCGCCTGGATGTCCGCCATTTTCGAATCTGCGTATACGATAAGCATCGGCTAGCTCCATTCTGGCTCGGAGCGGTGCTCGAACACTGTGATGTCGAAGCTGAAGTCCCCGGGCGATGCAACGTCGGAAACGCCGCTGGGAACCTGCTTGAAGACGTATGAGGAGGAATCCTCGCCGCCTTGGTACCGCTTGCCGAACACGTTGTCCAGCGCGCCGCTGAGGCCGTGCTTCACGATCGTCTGCGCCCTTGTGTCTATCTCCACGTACTCGCCCGGATCGAGCGTCACCTTCACGCCGTAGGCGTTGCCTCCGATCGTCACGTGCGGCTCGCTGCACGGGCCGTACATGCGAATGACTGCATCGGCGGGGGAGAGGGACTGGTTCTCTATTTTTGAAGATGAAATCGGGCTGGTGCCGTAGTCGTAGGCGAAGTCGTGCGGGTAGTCCACGGCATCGGCGGAGCTGCCCTCTCCGATCGCGAAGAAGTGGCGCTCCTCTGCGCGGTACCACGTCAGCTCCTCGCAGGCTATGCCCAGCTCGCACTCGCAGAAGCGCCCATCGTGCCACCACTCTCCGTACTTGCGCGCCGTGACGAAGCAAGGCAGGTACCAGCCGTTGCACCAGAGCTTGCCGGCGGTGAAGTTCAGCGCATCGCGCTCGGTGACGGTTACCAGCTCCTCGCGAAGCGCAAGGCCGCGCTCCTCGGTTGCCGCGGCTATGCCGACCTTCAGCTCGATCTCGGCTGGCTCCTTGTAGAGGCGCGTTATGCGCCCGTTGGCGGTGTCGTGCTTCCAGCTGGCGTTCCTTGCGGCGTTCTCGAAGAGGTGAAGCTCTCCGCCGTCTGCCCCGAACTCCACGCGCCCGCCGCTTCCGCCCTCGTAGGCCATCGCTATCTGCATGCCTATACCTCCCTCACAAGGCGTGCGAACTCGCGCTTGTCGATCCGCACCTCCCTGTCTTCCTGTATTGCCTGCTTGATCTCGTCCAGCTTCGCGTAGATGAGGTCGAGGCGCTCGGTGATCGCCTGCACGCCCTGCATGAAGGAATCGCCGAACACGGATTCCTGCGTGGTGGAGTCCATCACGGCAACGGCCTTCTGAACCTCTATGGGCGGTATCTCCATGGAAGCGTTGCCTGCTTCCACCACCTGGGCGCTCATGGCCCTCACGGCGCTAACCGCGGTTGCCGTCTCGTCCTCGATGCCCACGGCAACGCCGCGCGCGATGTTCTTGCCGATCAGGTCGCGCATGACGCGCGAGGGCGAGTGGATGCCCAGCATGCTCTTAGCGTGCTCGACGGCTTGGTTTACAACGCCGCCCAATGCGGAGACAACCGCACCAGCAGCGCCGCGTATGCCGTTGGCTATGCCGTTGACGATCTGCCCGCCGATGCTTGCAACCTGCCCAGGGATGCCGGAGAGCGTGTTGATGATGTTGCTTGCGAACTGCTGGCCTGCCTGCGAAGCCTTGCTGGCCATCTGCCCGACGAAGCTTGCGGCCTGGCCGATCGCGCTGCTCAAAACGCCCCAGATGCGCCCAGGAGCCGCCGAGATCGCGCTTCCCACGTTGCTGACGAACTGGGATCCAGCCTGGATCGCGTTGCCGGCCATCTGCCCGACGAAGCTTGCCACGAAGGATAGCGCGCCCGTCAGGAAGCCCCATATAACGCCAGGAAGCCCGCTTAGGAAGGAGCCGACGTTTGTGACGAAATCGGCGGCGCTCTGCGCTGCGGAAACAAGCGCCTGCCCGAAGCTGGCGAAGAAGGAGACCACGGCCGTTACCACGTCGATAACGGTCTGGATCGCAGCCACGACGACTGGCAGAACCGCCGAAGCCAGCGAGACGGCCGCCGATATGACGGCGGAGATCACGCCTATCACCGTCGTGAGGATGCTGATGATGGTCGGCAGCGCAGCCGTTACGGCCTCGGCTATCTGCTGGATAACGGGAAGCAGCGCGCTTATGATGCTCGCTCCAAGCTCGATCAGCGTTGTGGCTATCTGCTGGATGGACGGAAGCACCGCCGCCGCCATCTGGGAGAAGGCCGCGCCAAGCTGCTGCAACGACGGCAGCACCGAAGCGAACGCGGCCTGGATCTGGGACCAGGCGGAGTTCACCGCGGAAGCGAAGTCGCTGTTCGTGGCGTACAGCGTGGCGAACACGGCAACCAGCGCCGCGATGGCGGCTATCACGATGGTTACAGGGCCGCCGACCGCTGCAACCGCGCCGCCGAGCGCCTTGATCGCGACGGAGGCCGCGCCGACGCTGCGTACCACCGCTACAAGCGACTTGACCGCGCCGACGGCTGGCATTATGGCTGGGACGATCTGCAGGGCGGTGAAAGCCGCACCGACCGCCGCAACGATCGGCGCGATCGTGCCGAAGTTGTCCTTCACCCAGCCGACTGCGTTGACCGCAGCCCCGCCGAACTCGGTAACAGCCTGCTTGATCGCGTCGAACCCAGCGGCTATCTCGCCGTGCTCGTTGATCTTGTCGATTATGTTGGCGAGCTGAACGGTAACGGCGTTGGCGGCGTTGCTCATGCTGGTCGCGATGCCAGCTGAGCCGGTCTTCGCCTGCTCGGCGAACGATGCCATGCCGTTGATTCCCTCGGAATCGAGCTTCACGAAGGCGTCGCAGAAGTCGTCAACGGAGACCTTGCCAGATTTCAGCGCCTCGTACAGGTCGTTCGATGATTTCCCGGCGCCGAGCATCGACTGCGCGACGGCATCGAGCTGGCCTGGCATTGCGGTTTGAATGCTGCGCCATTCCTCCAGCTCGAACTTTCCCTTGCTGATGCCCTGCACGTACTGCTCCAGCGCGGCTTCCTGCACCTGCACGGACTGCCCGCCCGCAACAAGGGCATCGTTGAACGCCAGCATGACGTCCGTTGCCTTGCCAACGTCCTTGAACTTCGGCACGACGCGCTGCACGCTTCCCGCGATGGAGTCGAGCTTCGTTGGCAGCCCCTGGATGTGGTCGCTCATCTTGCCGATGGCGGCCGAGGCGCTGTCTGCGCCGTAGCCCAGCTGCTCCATCACGCGTGGGAACTGGTTGAGGATGTCCACGCGGCTGATCGCGCCGTCAAGGCTGCTGGATATGACGCCCGACGCCTTGCTGAAGGCGTTTGCGAGCAGGTTGCCGATGAAGGAGCCCTTTATGGCGGTGCCGAGGCTCTGCTTCGCTGTGTCGCCGAGCTTCCCCACCGCAGCGGAGAACTTCGAGGAATCGGCATCGATCTCTATTACAACGCGGCCATCTGCCACCCGCTACTCACCTCGTATCATGCGATTGGCGGCGGCTTCCTCCCGTGTCCTCGCTGGCAGCATGTACGCCTGCTTTCGCTCTCGCAGAGCGCGGCGCTCTTCCCTGCCAAGCCGCTTGTCGTCGAGGTCGGCCGCCCTCGTGCTTATCGCCCTCATTGTTTGCGAGCCGTCACCAAGCCCGCCAAGCAGCGCCATGAACCGCCACCAGTGCATGCCTGTCGCCTCGTCCGTGAGGTCGATGCCGTACTCGCGCTGGAAGTCGGCGGCTATGCGCTCGCCGTCGTAGTCCCAGTCGAGCAGCCGCTTCCTCGAAAGCCGCCTCTCGCGCGCCGTCTGCGGGCGCTGCGCCATGCCTGGGCGCTTGCGCTCCAGGAAGCCGATTGCGGCCGTCACGGCTTCCACAGGGCTTCCCAGGGCTTCCTCGAACGGCGTTGGGCTGGTGCCTTCGTTGGGGTAGGCGAGAGCCAGAACGCCTATCACGCGGTCGGAAGCTTCGGCACCGGGGTTGTCGGCTATGCGCCACACGTCAACCCATGTGCGCCAGTCGGTGTAAACGCGAAGGGGCCTGCCCGAGACCTCGACGGAATCGGGCAAGCCCCCAGTGAGAGCGCCTGCCATTTACTTGCTCCGCTTCACGGAAACGTCCAGGCGGGCCAGAACGTCGTCTATGCCATCGGACTCGATGCTGTTCAGCTCGTCCAGGAGGTAGGCTAGAAGCTCGATCTCGTCGAGGATGTTCGGGTTGCGCCCTTCGAAGATCTCCTCCTGCGCCTTCTTGCCGAGCAGCGCGCCCACAAGGTCGCGCAGGGCATCGGAAACCTTCTTCATTGCATCTGGGCTGTTCAGCTCCGATTCGGTCATGTTGGCCATGCGCTTCTGCATCGCGTCAACGCGCTGGGCAACGTCAACGTTGCCCTTCTCGATCACGTAGGTCTTGCCGCAAACCTCTACCGTGGTCTTGCGATTTTTGAACTCAAAGCCCATTGTCTGCTCCTTTGCTAGCCGCTACAGGGTGTTAAGCCCCTGCATGTATCCGATCAAGCCGCTAGACTCGATCCCAATGTCGCTAGCCATTTTCGCCAAGCCGTCACTGTCGGTTTTAGCGCCCTCGGTCTCCATCGTCTCGACCAGGAAAGCCACAAGCTCCAACTCGTCAAGCGGGTTAGGCTCGCGGCTTTCGAAGATGGCGTTCTGCGCCTCAGTGCCAAGCACCGCCCCAACGTAATCGCGCAGAAGCCCCGACACCGTGCGGGCTGGGCTGTCTCCTGATTCGATGTCTCCTGATTCGTTGATGTCGAGGTCGTTGAGCGCCTTCTTCGCCTTGGCCACAGCGTCAAGCATCGAGGCGTTGCCCATGTGGATCACATACCAGTTGTTGCCGATCACCACGCGGATATCGCGTTCCTTGAAAGTAAAAGCCATTGTTTGCCTCCTGAAAAAGCCGAAGCCCCAGCGGTGAAAGGTAGTAAAGCCCGCTGAGGCTTGGTTAGTGGAAATGTCTATGTCTGTTGCATGCCCTGCGCTAGGCGGTTGCGGCGGTGAACTTGCCCGCGCTCCAGGTGCCCTGCGTCCAGTCGTTGTCGCTCATGGATAGGGTGCCCTTCAGCTTGATGGGCTCGCCCGCGGTGTTCTTGTCCAGCTGGTTCGGCGTGAGCAGGAACGCCGCCTTCTTTGCGACGAGGCCGCCAGAAGAGCCTGCTGCCTTCTCCCACGTGCGCACGCGGCAAACCTCGACTGGCACGTTGGTGTCGTCCTCGTGCGATGCGAGGAAGGTATCGAGGGCGTTGTTGCGGTACATGTCCTTCTCGTAGTCGATGGAAGCGCTCTTCGAGAGCGTGTACTTCGGTCGGCGCTTCGTGTCGATGTACTCTGGCTCGTAGGTGTTCGCGTCGTCGCTGAACTCCCAGGAGAGCAGGTTCGTCACGTTGACCCAGTTGGGCGTGGTCGAATCGCCGATGTTCATCCAATCCTGCAGCTCGTCGCCCCAGATCGGTACCTCTGCGGTGGTGATGTCAGCCATTTAGGCTCCCTTCATGCTCGTGTTCGTTGGTTGCATTGTGGTGCCTGCGTCACCATGTCGCCGCGCGCTTGTACTTCAGGTCGAACGAGACCTGCCAGTCCTCGAACGCCTCCGCTCTCCCGAGGCAGTAGGGGACGCCAGCCGTTGGGCGCTTGTAGGCCACGTAGCCGTCAAGCACCACGCAAGCGTCAAGGAAGCCGCTTGCGACCTTGGAAAGCACCTCGGCAGCGTCAAGGCGCTCCTGCTGGTCGTTGGCGGCGATGCGCAGCGTGAGGTTGAACGGCATCGGGCAAAGGACCTCGCCGCTGATGTAGCGGCTCTCCTCCCCGCCGCCGTCCTTCAGCTGCAGCATCATGCGGGGGAGCTTGCCAGGCTCCGCCGAAAGCTCCTCGAAGCGCACGGGAATGTTGGCATCGACACCCGCAACGACCTCTTCCATCAGGTCGAGCACCTGCGTTGCCAGGTGCTGGTCGTGTCCGTTAGTCATTGAAACTGCTCCTTACGATGGTCTGGGCGGCGCGCAGCCATGCCGCCGCCCTGCTTGCCTTCGCCTTGTCGAACCAGCGCGGCCCAGTGCCCGCGGTTGTGTACTGCCAGCCAGATTGCGCGTAGTACTGCGGGCGGGCGTACCGAACGCCGCCGACACCGCCCCACGACAGCTCCGCCTTGCCGTTGGCGGCCTTCACCTGGCCGCTTTGGCGGAGAGAGCCCGTCAGGAACGGTGCCATCCTGTTGGAATCGTCCTTCGCCGCAAGGGCGTAGGCGCGCGCCGCCTCGGTCTTAACCATGGTGGACTTCGCCAGCGCCCGCGAAACGTCTACGCTCTTGACGCGGAACTCGCTCATGCCAGCGTCAGCTCGTAGTGGTGGGCGCTGCGCCCGATGCGCAGCGCCGCGACTGTCTGCACCGTGAGCGCCTGGCTGGGCGGGACGGGGGAGCCGCAAACGCCTGGCATCACCTTGTCCTTGCGCGAGAGCTTCGCGCCTATCGGGTGCGGCATGTAAAGCGTTGCGGTGCGTGCGCTCTGGTCGCCGTCGGCGGAGGCAGTCGCCCCCTCGGTGGCTTCCAGCCTTGCGGGCGAGAAGACGTAGCGCTTCCAGGAAACCCTCCTGCCGTCCTCCTGCGGCTTCCATACGGTGATTGAAGTGTTGTAGATCATCAGATCCCGACCTCCATAAGGCTGGTGCCGCTGAGCTCGCGCTCGATCGCCGCGGCAACCGTGCGCCTGCGCGTCTCCGACTGCCCGAAGCTCACCGATATGCCGCCAGCCGTGTAGCTGGCCGCGCCAGGGGTCTCGCCCTCTATGGCGTCGATTGCTGCGCACACCGCACGGCGGAAGGCGGTCGCCTCGTCTTCTGTGATGTTTCCCAGGTCATGCATACAGCAGCGCTGCTTCGCCTGCGCATAAGCAGAGGGGAGGGCGGAATCGAACCCGTCCTCCCCACAAGCGCCGCCGAAGCTGACGTACTCGCTGTATGTCGGCTTTAGCGCCGCCATCGGTTAGCCCTTGGTGCTGGCCTGCGCTGCGGCGGCCTTGATGGTGCCCTTGAACACGAGGTCGACGATCTCGGGGAAGATCTCGATGCCCGAGATGGCAACGGTGTCGTATGCGGCCTTGACCAGCGTGGACTGGTGGCACACGGCGATGTAGCCGGTCTCATCGGTCTTCAGGTCGATGTCGGGAAGCTTCGCGCTGGATGCTGGGATGTAGTGCACCTTGATGTTGCCGGAGGCCGTGCAGTAGATGGAGCCGGCGGGCACAGCGTTGGTGAAGATCAAGTTGCCGAGGCCAGCCCAGTTGGTGATGTACTGCAGGCCGAAGGCGGCGAACACCTCGGAGTTTGCGATTGTCTCGGCAAAGTCGATCGGGTTCGCGAAGAACAGCGCGGTCGTGTCGCCGTAGTCCTCGGAGGCGTTCTTCAGCTTCGCCCATGCATTGGATGCGCACTTGACGAAGTCGGTGCCCTCGGCCGTGCCGGTGCCTGTGCCGAGCGCCGTGATCATCTTCTTCTTGATCTTTGACTGGATCTGGTTGATCAAGCGCTCGTCGGATTCGTTCACGGCCTGGTCGTAGCCCTTTGTGATGATGTCCTCCAGGTACGTCTTGGTGTGGTAGTAGTCCAGCGTGATGGCGAAGTCGCGCACCTTCTCGCGGTTGTACTCGGTGGTTGGGATCTCGTTGCCCTTGACGTAGGCTTCGGTGGACAGCTCGCCAGTGAGCTTGTACTGGGACAGCGTTTCCTTCGGGCCAGCTGGGATCGCCTGGGTTACCCCAAGCATCTCGATGAGCTTGTTGGCCTTCAGCTCGAAGGTGGTAGCGAAGTCGGCGTCTACCGCCTTGGTCAGGAATTGGTTTTTAGCCATGTTCGGCTCCTTAGTCGAATAGCTCGTAGTTGTCTTCGATGGCCTTGTGCCGCTTCTGCGGGTTCTTGATGGCCATGATCTCTTCCTTCGTCATTTTCTTGCCCGCGCCTGCTGGCGTTCCTGCGCTGGAAACGCTGGAGGTGTTGGGCTGCTGGAACAGGTGGGCGTAGTCCTCGGCGAGCTTGGACACGTCCAAGCCGCTCACGTGCCCGTCCTTGGCGATCTCAACGCCGCCCATGTCGATGTGGGCCATTGCGCCAGCCGTGTCGATGCAGTTGGCCTTGATCAGCTCGTTCTCGACCGTTAGGCGCTTCTCTCGGTCGCTTGCGCTTGCCGCAAGCTCCTGCTGCGCCTTCTCCGCCTCGGCCTTCGCAGCTTCCACGGCGGCCTTAACGTCATCCTCGGTAAGCGCTTTGTCGAGGTTGGCGGTGAGGTCGGTAACCTGCTGCTGGGCTTCTGAGAGCTGGGTTTTGAGCGCTTCAACCTGCTGTTCAAGGCGCTTCATCTTCTGCTCGTCGCTTGGCGTGCCCTTGGGTTCGCCGCCCTTGGGTTCTGGGTCGTTGCCGTTGCCGTTGCCTTGCTTGGGTTCTGGGTCGTTGCCGTTTGCCATGCCGTAAGTTCCTCTCTATCGGCGTTTTTTCCGCGCTTCACTGCGCGCTCGGTGCCCTCTTCCGCTTGGGGCGTGCGGTTGCAGCCGTCCGCCGCTGCGCGCGATGCTGCGATTGTGCTGGAGGTGTCACAGGGCGAAAAAAAGCCCCGCACATGGCGGGGCTTCGGTTGCGTTGCCGCTATTCGGCTTTTCGTCCAAGTATGGAATCTAGCGCTTCGGTCATGTCCTCGGCTATGTCGCTCACCGCGTAGTACACGAAGTGCGGCGCGTTCTCCAGGCTCACGGGCGACTCGGCGAGCGCGAGCATCACTTCCTGCAATCCCTTCAGCTTCAGCTCGACGGCCACGAGGTTGTCCATTGCCTGGTTGTTTATCTGCTTGCTCATTACGCTGCTCCGTTCAGAAAGAGGTTGATGAAGTACTGCTGGCCCTTGCCCGTCACCTTCGGGGTCCTCTGCACGGTTATGTGGCCGTCGCTGTGGGTGATGGACGTTTCCTTGATCTCGAACCAGCCGCGTTCCATGCTGCGCTGCGTCGGCATGTTGTGCGAGCTTCCGTTGGCCCTCATCAGGTAGCCGCGCTGGCGCATCCACTCGAAAAGGCGGCGCTGCCCCATATCCACGCCGTTCTGCTTCAGGATCTTCGCGAGGTCGCCGATCAGGATGGATGTTTTGGATGTGGCCACGGCATCGGCGAACACGGCCTTGGGCTTCATCTCGTCGAGCTGCCGCTTCTGGCGCTCGATCGTCTCCTGCGCCACCAGCACGGCGCGGGCCATGATCTCCTCGGGGGAATCGTCGGGCTTGGCGGCAACGTAACCGCCCGTGCGGTGTATGGATGGCAGTACCTCATGCGTTACCCATCGTTTGAACGCCTTCGCCTGCTTCATCTTTGAGCTTAAAATCATCGAATAAAGGCCAGATTCATTAATGAGCCAGCCACCGCGTTGTCCCAAACTCGATAACGAAACGTTATTGAATTTATCTTCCTGGTCTACGTGGTCTTTTATTGCTTTTCCTGGGTTCTTATACCCGAGAATTGTCGCAACGTCTTTTGCGACAAACCACGGTTCACCCTCCTGTTCGAGTACTCGAACTCGCCCGAACTCTGGGTTGTCGAATGATACAATTTCGTTCGGTTGCATTATGCAACCTCCTTTCTGGGTGCCCCTGTAATCTTTGTTCGGATTGGGCGGGGGCACCTTTTAGTTTTCTTCTTGCTTTTTGTGCTTCTCATAATCAGCCCTGATTAGTTCCTTGACGTATCCGGACTTGTTGTCTTTGCTCTCAAGCCATTTGCATATTTCTGGATCGCTGATTCTGCTGAAGCTTGCAGTTGCCCGCACTAGCTTGTTTTTCGCGTAGCGCTTATTGGCTGGGTAGTACACGATTTCACCTCCTTCACTATATGAAGAAATATAGTATACTGTGGGAAATCGCGCAATAGCATTCAGGAAATGAAACGGCGGTTCTCCGCAATTAAGCGTAGTTCAACGTGGATTTGGGTAGTTTCCAAGAGCTTATTAAGTACCTACGCGTTTCCCGAAACGCCCCAAAACGTGCAACTCCAGCCCCGAAAAACGCGTTCAAGCCGCAAAAACGGACGCGAGAGCGACGGTTTCGGGGACTTTCGGCGGGCTCTAGCTGATTCCCATCGACAGGAGGATGGTGTTGGACACGAAGCCGGAGAGGGAAGATTCGAACACTCCCGACATGATGCCAGCCACCTCCCTCATCTTGGAGTTGTCGTCCAGGTACGTGGTGCCGTCCACGGTGATGTGCATGTGCCGGGAGAAGACGACTGGCTTGCCGTTGCCGCTCACGTAGTTGCGCACGACAACGCCCTCCAGCAGCCCGAGCTTCGAAGCCTGCTCCAAGGCCGTGGAGAACATCAGCTCGTTGGTGTCGGCAACCTCGCGCATGATTCCCAAATCGGGCTCCACGCCCTCTTCCAGGCATTTGTTCGCATATCGCAGGATCTTGTACAGAACGGTGTTGAGGTCAGCGCCCATCTCGGTTCCTTTCGCTTGGCTGTCTCGTGCTGCTACGGGCGGATCGCGCCCACGATGCCCTTGGCTTCATCTGCGGCCCTGCGCATGGCGCTGTTCTCCTCCAGGTACTGCAGGCCCCTCAGCGTGACTTCCAGAGCCTGCCAGTCGATCAGCACGGTTTCGCGGCGCTGGCCCACGTACTTGCGCACGATGACTCCGTTGATAAGCCCCTCGGCCTGCAGCATCGCCATGATCCTGTCGCGCTGCGCTGCATCGATGTCGAAAACCTCGGGCGCGAACATGCCCGGGTCGGTCTCCTCCAGCTGCTCGGCCGCATGGATGCGCTTCAGCACCTTGTACACGGTGCGCAGCTCTTTGGATGGTGTCAGTTTTCCCATGGTGATTCTCCTTTCGTTGGTTGGTGTACCGAAAGGATACGGGGCGCGTCACAGGAAAAGGAAAACCCCGCCGAAGCGGGGTTCCGTTACGTTTTCTGGTTACATGATCAGCCCTAGCTGCGTCAGCAGAACGGACTTCGCAACGGCCTTTATCACGTCGAAGCTGGCGCTCCCGACGTTCTCGGCGAGCCTTGCCTTCACCTTGCTCCAAACGGTGTCGGATTCCACTGAATCAAGGAAGTCGTTTCCTTCCCAGGTGAGCGACTTTATGAAGCACGATGCCGGGGCTGGCTGGTCGTCTGGCTTCACGTAGCTGTCAACCAAACCAGCCTGCGTCATGATGCGCACATGGTAGGCGATTAGCTCGCGCGAGCGCGATGGGCTTGCCAGGGAATAGGCATCGACGCGCGGGGCGCTGGTGGCTGCCGAGAGCTTCAGCAGGTCGCGGACTATGTCCATGTCCCTACGCATACTCTTTGAACAACTCCTCGGGGTTCTCCCATTCATCGGCAGGCTGAAAGAGGGCCGAAGAGATCTCTTCCCTCTGCTCTGGGGTCAGGTCCTCAAACCTCCAGGAAGGCGGCGCATCGAACGCGCGAAGCTTCTCTCCGCACGTTAGCGAATCCCACCAAGACGGTTTCTCTGCTACTGAATCTTTTCCCATGTGATGCCGAACCTGTCGCTGTACTCTTTCATGGCGATTTCGAACGCCTCTTTCTCATTGTACCCTTTCTGCCGTTGCCGCTCCACGCAGTCGTCGAATCCCCTCGCCAGGAACGGAATGTTTCCATGCTTGTATTTGTAGACTTCGCCGTTGTGCAGAACAACCAGGCCAAACGCATAATCCCTGTAGCCAGATGCAGCAAAGTCTGCGCCGCTTGGCGGAACGTTGCTCGGGTGGTTGTGCAGGCCGATGAGCATCCCGCGGTTATCCTCTACCGCCTTGTTTATCGTGCTGGTTGCCCCGACCGATAAATGCGTTTTGCTGCTGGTGTTCTTCGCCTTCACCTTTCCGTCTTCGATGGAAACGAGGTAAAGGTCTTCGTATGTGGTTCCGTTCCTATGCGTCAGCGCGGCAACGGCGCACTTGTGAAGCTCCATGTTGACGTTTCGGTACGGTGTTAGCCCTTCGAACTTCTTCCTGTACTCGGGCGATTTGATGTAATCGAGGTCAACCTTCGCGCCCTCCGATTTCATCGTCTTCCCCGATATTCCCTTTTCGGATTCGCTCCATTTCCGCCCAGTCAGCCCACGCGGCTGCTTCCCGATGCCGTAAGCCTGCTCGCGGCTCGGTATGCGCGTGAGGTTGTTGGCCTTGCAGTGCTTGGCGAGCTTGGCCTGCCAGTTGCCAAGCTCCAGGCGCTTCTGCACGTAGGACGGGTGCTCCAGCCCCATGCCCATCTTCTCCATCATTGCCACCTGGTAGCGCGTGCCGCGAACAGCACGTTCAAGCGCCCGCTGCCCCTGCACGGCCTGGTAGTACTCCTCCGAGGTCATGCCGTTGTGCAGCGCCGAATCCTCCTTGAACTCGGTGTCTGGCGGCTCGGTCTCCCCAGGAACGTATACCTCGATGGTGTGGCGGCAGTTGACGCCCTTCAGCCCCGTGGCGGTGCCGTATCCCGTCAGCTCCGCCATGCCCGGGTACTCCACGCCGTCGACGACAACGGGGCCGTTCACGCCGAACGGCCTGCCCTGCCACTCCGCGTGGCTGGGCCTTGCCCCGTAGTGGGCATCGGTGTGGGCGAGCTGCCATCCAGCGGCGTCCAGGTTGGCGAGCGTCGCCCTGCCGCTTGCCTGGCTAAGCTCGGTTGCCATCATTCGGCGAAGCGCCACGTCAACCGAATCGCGGCGGCCGCTGGCGTGCTGCACGCGCAGCACGTTGCCAAGCTCGCGGTATGCGCGCTCTATCGCCGCGTCTTGCGGGAGGTTCCCAGCCAGGCTGTCAAGCGCCGCCTTGGCTGCGGCTTCCCGCCAAGCCTTCGCGGCGGTCGCCGTCATCGAGAGGTTCTGGCGCGCCAGGGCATCGGAAACGCCCTTGGCTGCGTAGCCGGCGATGTCCCGCACGCGCTTCTCTGCCGCCTTCTGCGCGGCTTCGTCGAGCCTCGGGGCATTGGCACTGGCGGCGTACCCTATCGCGGCTGCTGCGCCGTTCCTGGACTTGCTGGCTGCCTTGTGCGCGGCTGTGAGGGCCGCGAGCATCGCCAACTCGGCTATGGCTGATTCGGCGACGGCATCCGACACGGTTTCCTGGGCTTCGCTGCGGATGTTTTGCGCGTATGCGGCGGTCACCTCGCTTGCTCGTTGCTCGAACTCGGCGGCGAGCTGTGCAAGCTCGGAAGCGTCCCAGCCGCCATCTGCCGCCCGCTTGGCAAGCTCCGCGGTTATGTCAGCCAGCTCGCCCGCGTAGCGCTCCTCCGCGCCGTGCAGGACGGCTTCCACGGCCTTGTCGATGTCTGCTTCGGAGAGCGCCACGGCTAAGCCTCGTAGGGAACGCCAGCCGCCGCGTCGGTCGCGGCCTTTGCGTCCTCCTCGGTGTAGCCCTGCCAGCGCACCATGTAGCGCCACGGCTCCAGAAGCCCCGCCGCAACGTCGGCGCGGTCGCGCTCGCGCAGGGTGTCGTCGTCGTCCATGATGTTGTCGCCCATGACGACCTGCACCTGGCCCGTCATGTCGGGGAGCGCAGCGGTCCCGAGAGTGCGGCAGATGTTGGCGGCGGCCTCGATGATGTCTGATATGGCGGGCTCTATTACGTGCTCGTGGCGGCGAACGGTGCGCATCATCTCGGCGTTGTCCGATGCAACCTCCTTGGCGGTGGTGATGCTGCCCGACGCGTCCAGGGCGTACGCCTTGGTGCCGAAGCCGATGCGCTTGCCCAGCACCTGCAAAGCGGTGGCAAGCATCTGGCGGTTTTCCTCTGCTCTAAGCGATGGGTTGTACTCGAAGATGGCGGCGTTGCCGTCGTACACGTTCGATTCCGTTGCCACGAAGAACTGCTGGCCGTTCATGTGGGGGATCTCCAAGCGCCCCGCCTCGTTGCGGTGCAGCATGTTCTCGGGGAGTATGACCATCTTGCGGCCCAGGAACAGGTCGTTGCCGATGCTGTCGAACGCCAGATCCACCGTCTCGATGGCGTCTATGGCCTTGTCGAACAGCGAAACTCCCATGGGGGAGTAGTCCCAGTACGGGTTGTCGTCCGCCAGGCGGATCAGCTGGAAGGTGGGCTTCGGCTGCTTGGTGTCCAGCGCCTCGGTGGCCTGCAGGAACCCGCCTGGCTCGAACTGCTCGCCCTTGTCGTCGAAGAAGGCGCAGAACACCTGGTAGCTTCCCGTTGCGGCGTCTGGTCGGTGAACCTCTATCTGCGTGCAGCGGACTCCCTTCAGCCACATGGTGCCGATGAACGCGCAGTCGGAGCACCGAACGCCGTCCCATCGAAGCGGGATGATGCTGCGAGCATCGTAGCGCACGGGGGTCACGCGCAGCCTGTCGGACTGGCCCACGCGGTTGGCCCCCTCGATGTGCAGCGCCCAGGCCGCCGTGCCCGTCGCGCACATGCGCTTCAGCGCCAGCGGGGCAGTGTTGTGCCAGTTGCAGGAATCGAGCCAGGAGGCGAGCCACGCTTCCGCCATGGCATCGCCTGACGGCACGCTGATGCTCGCCTTCTCGTTGTACAAAAGCGCCGCCATGTCGCTGCACACCATGTCGGCTGGCGTGCAGGAGCGCACCTTCACCTTGTTGGTTGCGCCGTGCTCGTCCTTCTCCTCTCGCGTGTAGAAGCTGGCGGACTGCATGAAGTACCCCCACCACTCCAGCACCTTGCCCTCCATCGGCGTGGTGAGCGATGCTGCTGGGTAGCCGATCGATTCCAGCCACTTCGTCGCGTTGGCGTTCAGGTCTTTCATTCGCATGCCCTCCTACAGGCTCGGGTCGTTTATCAGGTCGAAGGCCGCGTAGCGCACGGCATCGATCGCGTGGTTGTCCTTGTCGGGGAAGCCCTGGAAGCGGCCTTCCTCGTCCTCCATGGCGCGGTACCGAGTGAACTCCGCCCATGCCAACGGGCAGCGCTTGCGGTCGATGCATATGCGGCGGCGCTTGCGCAGCCACTGGATGCCGTCGGCAACGGGAATCCGCTTGGAGGCCCCGATGATCCGCATGCCGTCGTTCGCCCACGTGGCTATGTCCTTCGGGGCGGCGGCGTCGGCGCGGATCTCGTTCTCCGGCTTGTTGCGCAGCATCACGGGGTCGCCATCGGAATCAAGGCGGATGTTTCCCTGCGCGTCCCGCTCCGCCAGCCTGCGCCGCACCTCGGCGATGTTCGGCGCGTCCAGGACCTCGGTGTTGTACAGCTCGTCGAAGATGAACAGCTCGTCTGCCTTGCGGTCGTACGCCACACGCAGGAACACGAACGGGTCCTGCATGAAGCCCCAGTCGATGCCGTTGCGCACCCACTTGAAGCCGCGCTCCTCGCCAGGTGCCAGCTCCCTGTCCTCGACGTTGCCGAACACGCGGCCAGTGAGCTTGGTGGTCTTGCCCATGTACTCGTTGTCGTAGGCTTCGGGGCTGGCGGCTTTGAGCTTTGCCGCGTCCTTCAGGAAGCCCTCGCCAAGCCACTCTGGCGGAACCTGGTCGTAGTTGACCTGCAGCGCGTAGGTGTCGGGATCCTCCAGGGATTCCTCGAAATGGGCGTTGCTCCAGTGCTCGCAGTCGGGATGCGTGTTCCACATTCGGAAGGTTCGGAACAGAGGCGCAGCGCCGCGCTTGACGGTCTGCTCGGCCTTGCGAACGGGTGCCATCCCCTTGAACTGGTTGAACTCCTCCCAAACCGCGAACCCGATGTACATGTCGGGGTCGCGGAGCTGAAGCGACTTCGTCTTCTCTGGGTCGTCCAAGCCGCGGAACATGACCACCTGGCCCGTGCTCTTGCGCGTGATCTCCATCGGGTTGAAGGTCCAGGTGAAGTCGTGCTCAACCCCAAGGCGGCGGATGCTGCTGATGAAGGCCGCCATGATGGAGTCTCTGATCGTGGCGCTAACCTGTCGGAAGCCCACGCCGCACATCTTGGGGTCGTTCAGCATCAGCATCACCGCAGCCAGCGTGAACATGGATGTTTTCAGGCCGCCGCGCCCGCCGCGCGCCTCGTAGGTGGAGTGCCCGCCCTGCATGATGTCGCGCCAAACGTCCCAGTAGACCGGGGGAACCAGCTGCGCGGTGTCCAGCACAGGGCGCGGGTTCTCGGCCTCGTGCTGCTCTATAAGGCGCTGCATGCGGGCGTTGCTAAGGCTGTACTCCATCGGCTTGTTGCGCTCCAGCCACCAGGCCGCGGCCTTCCAGTCCTTGGTCATGCCAGCCTTCATGACGGCGTTGATCATCGCGGTGGTGCGGTTCACCTCGGCTTTTTTCATCGCTTCGGACAGTTTCTTCTGGTTGTCCGTCCTCGGGTGGTTGAGCCAGGTCGAGAGGGTTGAGGCGCGCACGCCGAGGGCCAGGGCGATGTCCTTGCCCTGCGCCCCGCTGTTCATCAGCTTCACCGCGTTGGCGATGAAATCCTCTGTGCATTTCTCCTTCGACATGCTCCCATTGTCTTGGTGCCGTCACACGCAAAAAAAGGCGGCAGCCGTAGCCACCGCCTAATGTAATCGCCTGTCTATGCGGGCGTTATGCCAACCGCCCAGGCAAACGCCTTCACCGCGTAAACGAGCACGGTCATGGCAACCGCGCACCCCGCTATCGCGGCGCATGCGCAGACGGTTACCGCCGCTATCACCCTCAGCGCATGGGCTGCAAGCTCGCTTATGGTCTCGTTGTCCATTCCTAAAGCTCCCTTATCCCTGCCGCCTCGCGGCGGCTTGCCGTGTAAGCCCTTGCCAGCCATGGCGGCATGGTCTCGGCTATCGCCTTCACGCGCTGCATGTAAGCCGCCTCCGGTATGGGCTTTGCAGCGTCCTTCTTGCGGGCATCGCGCTCCCTGCACTGCGCCGCCTTGTCTATGCGGACGGCACCCGCGTTGCTGTTGGCGCGGAACACCGCACAGCATTCCGCTTGCAGCTCGTCCAGGCAGTTGCCGCGGGCTGGGCAGTCCACCGTGCACCTCACCGCTTGCCGTTCCTATCCCGCGCCAGGTCCTCCCCGGCATCGATCGCCAGCATGGCGATCTGCGCCCAGTCCCTCGCTTCCGCATGCCAGTAGATCGCCAGGGCCGCCAGCAGCACGACGGAAAGCGCGAGGGCGGCGAGCAGCATCAGGTAAAACGTTAGGCTCATTCGTCCACCACCTTTCGCAGTAATTTCGCAGTAATTTCGCAGTAACTTCGCAGTAATTTCAAACGTTGGTGAGAGAGCCCCACCAACGTTTGAAGTCACTTGCGCAATCGCCGCAGACGTGCCGTTTAATCCTGAAGTTGAAGTAGACAGGAAGAATCGGCGCTGTCATCACCATCAGTTCATCACGCTTGAAGAACTTCCCGCATCTGTCGCGCTTGTAGACCCTCATTAGCCTACCGCCTTCCTGAT